AACGTTCCCATTTGGTCTTTAAGGGATTTCAAGATACTAGACTTACCCACGCCGGGCTCACCCTCGAAAATGTACGATACTTTGTTACCATTTGTACGTACTAAAGTCGCCGCTTCGTGGTGATTAACTGCAAAATTGTACGCATTTGTTGTTGCCATGATGTTCTCCTATTGTTTTATTTATACTGCGTAAGACTTCAATGTCTTGATTGCGTCTATCAGTATGCTCGCTTCTGCTGGTGGTGCCGCATACAACGAACCTTGGTAGTCAAACTGTACCAAAGTAGGCATCACTGTAACGTCTAGGTTGTCCACGTTTTTAACAGCGCGTTGCAATATCTCGCATGCTTCCTTGATTGATACAGTAGGGTGTACTGTCATCGTAGTGTGTGCTGTCGTTGGTGCCTGTGCCTGTACTGGTGTTGCATTAGTGTTAGCCTTAGCTTGTGCCTTAGCACGAGCCTTAGCACGAGCCTTGTGTTTCTTTTCCCAACGTACTTGGTACACAAGGTTAGGGTCGCAATTAGCCCAGCGTGCTATCTCTGCTGGCTTCATGTCGGGGTACTTACTAATAATTGATTTGATGTGCGCACGTTGCTTTGTGTACTTAGCCTTTACTGCTACTGCTGGTGATGCTGATGTATCTGTTGCTAATTGCATGTCGTTCTCCTTGGTTAAAAAGTCCACGCGGACAAATGTCCGAATGGGGTACTACACTTACTACTTACTAGGTCTACCATTATACACCGATTGAGTCTTATTGCAAGTGTGTGATATCGTATTACCACAACATCCTGTCCAATTCATCTTGATATTTAGGTAGCACGGATACTTCTCTGCCGTCAAAGCAAGCTTCCAAGTAATCACGCACAAAGTTAGTCAGCTGTGATGGGGGTACGACTGGCTCATCAAATTCATGCAAGCCGCGCCTGTTCCAATTAGGGCTGTGTCGTAGTGTTGCCATTATCTTTATCCTTTCCTTTTGTTTTCTCTGCAAAATAAATCGCTACCTGTCGTGCATGCAAGCACCTGTCTTGCTCTCTGAAATACAAGAACATAATAACCCCAGCCAAGACCGCGTACATCATGGCTGGTATGTTATCCGTCATGTACTCAAACAATGGTAGCAAGACGGACAGGACAGTTAAGCCCAGCCTGTCCCACCTAACATGTGATAGTATCGTAGCCATTACATCATACCCACTGCTAGATGGTCGCGGTCATAGCCATCATACGCATCGGATAGCGCGTAGTTGGCTTCCTCAAGCTGGTCGGCTAAGTCTTGCAACAGCATGGCTACGTCCTCGGGGTCGGCTTCTGCTACCCACTCGGCTATGCTACGCGTTGATGATGACTGCAAACGCTCGGCTGATGGTATCTCGTACCTGTCTATCTTAGATGGTGTCGTGCCACGATTAGTCTGCCATGAATTGAACCCGCCGTAGTTAGGGTACGTAGTGGACTGACGGTACTCACGCTTGGTCGGGTCGCGGTCAGCGATAAGGGTAATGCTATCCCAATCCAGTGCACATATAGCATCGCGCAACGCAAGGCAGTGGTTAGTGTCAAGCGACTCAAAATGGCTGTGCTCGCTGTCGTACCCAATACTTATGTTGACGCACTCGGGTATGATGTCCATGTACTCCGCTGTATCGGTGTAAACGCCTGTTGGGTCTAGCACATAGCCCAAGCCAAACAATTCAGCTAGCTGACTTCCTAGTGCGTCACTGCACGCACGCTCACCACGCTGATGGGTAATGATACTGGTCGTACCTCGCCTGTCAAAAGCAATAGCATGGGTAAACCCTGCCAGCCACGCACGATGTGTCGTCGCCATCTCGCCACTACCCCAGCAACCAATCTCCTCGCCGCGATGGAATATGTACGTACCTGCAACACCACGCGCAATCATATTGAACATAAGCCACATGCCAGCACCATCGTCAGCACCTAAGCAGTCTGCCTTGTCGGTAACAAAAGCCGTGCCGTCATCGGACACCCACACCTCTTGCGTGAGGACACCCTCACTCGTTCCCTTGTCGCGGTGCATCGTGTCTACATGAGCCGACCATAAAACCCCGTTACGCTTGACGTCTACAACGTAGGCGATGGTTTGCCCCTCTGCGTTTAGCATGGGTGTTGGGTTAAGCGGGGTAATGAACCGCTCAATGAATGATGCTTCACCATCGCTGTCATGTTGGCGACGTGTTTCTAAAATACTAATAAGTTGTTCCATTGTAATTCTCCTAATAGGTTGTGACAAACCGACACCATGTCGGGTTGTACTATGCTTGCATGGCTTCTACCATCATTTCGCGCTCACGTTCCTCAGCATCAATCTCAGCTTGGTACTCGTCGGCTTGGTCTACATGGCATGTCGTATCATCTGATAAGATATGTACCTTGTCTTGGTATATCCAGTCGTCGCCGTTGGTGTCGGGGTGGTCTACGCATACAACATACTCATTGTGATACAAGCCATCAACAGTCTGCGTCATGTCGTCCATGTGGTAGTACTCACCGTCACGCTCGCATATGTATATGTCATGGTGGTCAAGTGTTTCTGTCCAGTACCAATCATCGCCAACACGGATACATTCGTCCTCGGGGAAATAGTCCTCGTGTCTACGTCCATACGCATAGGTATACATTTGGTCACGGCAATACTCACACACATGGTTGCCATCGTGCTCTATGTAGTTAAGTTCGTCCTCGCTATAACTATCACCGCAGTTGTCGCATGAGCATGAATTGTCCTCGCAGTAGCCATTGGTATTGGTCGCGTTCATCTCGCCATCGCCCGCTCTGAGGTACGTCTTGCCGTTTACATTGGTCGTGCCCACTGTCTGCGAGCCATTGTCCCCGCTGTCTAGGTATGGGCAAACCGTACTGCCGTTGCTGGTTGTGATGTACTGAAGTAGTACGCCGTCCAAGTTAGTGCGGTTCTCGTAGCCATTAGCCTTAAGGTTGTCCAGCAGATAACGTCCCTCTGCACTGCCATTCGGGTCGGGGTACACACGTAGCCAGCCTTGGTCTATGCCATCACGCACGATACACCTAGCCACAATGCGGTCGCCAGCTTGTACATACGCTAGTCGCAACGTACTAAGTTCATGGGCATACACACGCACAGCCGACTCATTCTGCATACAGCTAGACACGTGCTCACTGCCATACACATCAAGCCAGCCTTGCACATCGTCATGTTCTTTAAACGATACTGTCCAGCCACCACGCGACTGCATATTGCTAGCGTGCTTCTCGGCTATGCTCTTGACTTCTAGGTCAGACAGGGCTAGGGCTTCTTGGTACTTGGTTAGGTAGCGACCAAGGCGGGTACGCACCTCGCGCCCATCGCGCATATGCTTGAGGGTTGGGTAGTACGCTATCTGATTGATGTCCTCGGTGGACACGTGTACGCGGTGCAAGGCATTGAACTTATGGAATGCCGCCCATGACGCTTCGTACCGCTCGCGCTGTTCGGTGGTGAGGATAACGCTACTATGTTTACCATGTGGGTGTAGGTCGCGCATGACTTCTATGGCTTCCCACGTACCGTTATTAAAGTTCCACATGGCTGTGAACAGGGCTGGCTCTATGATGTTGGCGACCGCACGGTTTATGTTGTCCATGTGGTGTATGTAATGGGCAAGCGGCTCCATGTCCAGTAGGGTGGTCACATCGCGCGTCATATATGGTTTGGCTTTGGCGATGTACTTGGCTGTATCGTGTCCGCTACGTTGGTGTACTTTGTGCTCGCCGTTACGGTACTTGCGTCCGTTGTGCCAGTGGTCGTAGTTCTCTTGCTTGTAGTTTCGGTGCATGAACTCACGCACGCGGTTGGATACGAAATGCTTGTCGTCCTCATTTTTCCAGCCTTCCCATTGAGCGAGGAGTGGTGTTGCGGGTACTGTTACTAGAAGTGCTTCTACTACTGTGCTGTTGCATTTGTTACACATGATAGTCATCTCCATAAAAACTAAATAAAAAAGTACAACCCGACAACGTGTCGGGTTGTACTACTAAAACAACGTCTGTTCATCAACTGAACATCTATCATTATACTCGCGTTGAAGTCTTATGTCAAGCTATGATGTTTTGTGATTGGCTATTCCCATTCGGCTAACAGTGCTTCACGTTTCGCTATTTGGTCTGCTGTCAAGTGCTCGGGGTATTGTATTGGCTCCTCGTCCAGTGCCGCCACGTAGTCGTTCTGCTCTTGTTCTTGCGACATCACGCGCTCATGCCTTTTAATTGCCGCGATGACTGCGTGCTTATTCCATTTGTATTGCACTGCTATCTTTTGGAACGAGTGACCTGTGGCTGACAGTTCGTATATGTCTTTGTCGCGTAGCTGGCGTTGGTATGGCACAAACCCATCTTGGTCTATCACGTTCGGGTCGCGCGTCTTAAGCAATTCCACAATGGTCTCGGGTTCATAAAACTTCTCCAGTATGCGGTAGTAAATGCGTTTCGTGTTTCGGGTTGGGTTCGGGTATACGAATGGCACGTGGTCGTTCGCCCCATAATGTGAGCCCTTAAGTTTTCGTGTAAATACGACTGCGTTGTCTTGGTTAAATGCTAAATATCCTAGTAGGAATTCGCCCATTTTGTTCTCCTATGTTGTTACGCTAAATTGGTGTTACGCAAGATGTAGTGTGTAATTACCCCTGCGTTACGCTAATTATAGCGTAACAGTTTTGTGGGGTTCAAGTGAATTACGTAACGTTGCGTAACAGTGTTACGGAAATAAATAGCGTAACGGGTTTGTTTTTGGGGTGTTACGGTATAGAAGCTACGTAACGGGTGAAGTGAGCGTGCCGCGAGGTATGCCTTTGGTGGTGCGGTGTTACGGAGAAAAAACAAGGAAATATCGCGTTACACTCAAAAAACAATAGCGTCTAGACACTCGCCAATAGCGTAACACTTCCACGCATCTCTGTATCATTTTGCTGTTACGGAGGATTACTACTTTTCCTATCTATATATATTTTATGTAACTTGTAACACGACACCTCAATGCTTACTGCCACAAGGGTTTCCAGCGGTATAGGCACTTTTTTGTTACGTAGGAAAAGTTCGGTAACAGACATACGAAGTCATACTCTATCTACACGGGCGTAACACTCCGTAACGGCTTACCCAATCTCCGTAACATATTGATTTCATTGCGATACGCAATTTACGTAACGGGTTTACAACCCGACATGGTGTCGGTTTGTGCTACTATCATAGAACGAGTGACAACCCGACACGGTGTCGGGTTGTGCGAAAGGGGAAATTCCTTATGTCAAGGGGGTGGCGTGGCGCGATGTCGGTCGCATACTGGTCGCTCGCTTCCTCGCTGGCTGGCTAGCTCGCTGGCTCGCTTACTGATTGTCACTCGTTCCGGGCATAAAAAAACCCCACTCATTTCTGAGCGGGGTTCGGGTTAGTTATAAAGTTGCGTTCGTAGTTTACGGCGCATCATTTGAAAGCAAGCGTATCGCCACATGATTTTAGCAAGGCGGCTTGCGCCGCCTTGTTTCCTGTTAGTTTATTTTAAGAGGATTTCAAGTGTTTGAATGAAAGCCGCGTATGCTTGCTCAAACTCTTTGATTTTGCCGCTTGGTATGATGTTGATAAAATCATCAAGGTTTTTCTTTTCTTTCGCGATTAGCGCATTACGCACCTTTTCAATGCTAGTGGGCTTTGCTTTTGGCGCCGCCGCTGGTGCCGCTGGTGCCGCTGGTGCCTTTGCCATGCGAGCCGCGCGGATTTTTGCCGCCGCCGCCGTTTTGCTTACCAACCACTTGAAACCTTTTGGCGCTAATGATTTGACGCGGCGAGCAACCCATTTTTGAGCGCTTTCAAGTTTGATTGTTTTGCCTTCTACCGCCTTTTGGTAGTCAATCCATGCGAGCGCCACCGCTTTTTTGCTGGCGTCTTGGTCTTTCTTGTTGGTTGCTTGCGCTATGTAAGCCGCCGCGATGATTAAAGCGGCGAGCGCTTCATTACCTGATTTTACTACACCAGCGCAAGCGCCTTTGAATTGCTCAGGTGATACAGTGATGACAACAGCTTTGCTAGATTTGTTTGACATGATAATTCCTTTATTAAGTTGAGTTAAGTATCGCTTTCGCGACAGTTCCTATTCTACACTGATATCATATTCTGTCAATAGGTATCATACAAACCGACACCATGTCGGGTTGATACCCCTACCCCCGTAATTCCTGGAATTGAACGCCTCTCCTCTCCTCTCTGTTTTGGACAAGCATCTTTCTATTTTCATATCATGACACCCCCTGACTTAATATGATGACCCCTAAAAATTTTTATTATAAATTTTTACAGCTTCGAGCCCCGCGACATTGACAAGTCAATGATTTATAAGGTAGATTACGCCCCATGGCTTCGCAGAGAATACAACTATATGATTTGCTTGAAGGAGTGGTTCCATACGAACCCCATTTAATACGTACACCAATGCGTACTGAGGACTTAATGCCAGAACAAATCGTAAGTGCCGCTGCCAAAACAGCGAAAGATATACTCCGTAGGAGTGGTGCGCCCGACATAGAGGTGACCGATGAGGATGCAGCCAATGCCGAAACAGCGTTCCAAGCCTATGTGGACGGGAATAAGTCCGCCCTAACTCATACAAAACTGCAAAAACCCGAATCAATTATCAAATTAGAAGCGCTAGTATCGGAATACGACTGGCGAGTCATCCAGCATACGGACCAAATTCGTATGATAGTCACGAACAAACTGCTAAACCTGTCCGATAACAAGGACCCGAAGGTACAACTCAAGGCTGTAGAGCTGCTAGGCAAGCTGGCAGACGTAGGAATGTTCGTTGAGAAGCAAGAAATCACGTATAAACAACGTACCGACGACGAAATTGACGCGGCACTGAATGAAAAACTGGGAATGCTGATAGAAGGAAGCTTTACTTCAACTGCCGAAACCGCCCCAGTACCGTTAGTGAACGCTACAAAGCCTAAAACCGTGGACATACTAGTCCAAACCGACCCACTTGCTGTGTCACCACTGCCATCCATGCCTAAAATTGACATTGGAGCGCTATTAGGTGAGTAGCCTGAAGGAATATATTGCCACCTTGCCGATTGAGCAGGGTATAAATGTCTTGACAAACCTGAAAAAGATGCCTGAAAGGGAACAGCAGGAGTTTTTAGACCTTATCGAAGAGAAAATGAGCCGTATAAAACGAAATGCGGCTCAAGGTGGACTGCTTGACTTCGTAAAAGCGGTGTATCCGAACTACATGGTGGGTGCCCACCACAAAAGACTGGCTAAATTACTGGAGGAGGCGATTGATGGTGATAAAAAACGTATTATTGTTAACATTGCTCCTCGTATGGGTAAGTCTGAGCTTGTGTCTTATCTGTTCCCTGCTTGGTTTTTGGGACACCACCCAGATAAAAAGATTATTATGGCCACGCATACCGCTGACTTGTCTACTACTTTCGGTCGTAGGGTGCGAGATTTGGTTGGTAGTAAAGAGTATCGGAGTGTATTCCCAAATGTATCCCTAAATCAGGATGCAAAAGCGGCCGGGCAATGGAACACTAGCGACGGCGGTCAGTATTATGCGGCTGGTGTGGGCGGTGCGTTGGCTGGTCGTGGTGCCGATGTGTTTGTGATTGATGACCCGCACTCAGAACAGGAAGCGAAAACAGGTAACCCGTCGGTGTTCTTATCCGCATGGGAGTGGTTCCAGTCAGGGCCGTTACAACGGTTGATGCCTAATGGGGTTATCATAGTGGTGATGACACGCTGGTCGATGATGGACCTGACAGGTCAGTTGGTTAACCACATGATAAAGAACCCGGATGCCGACCAGTGGGAGGTCGTTGAGTTCCCAGCCATACTAGATGAAGGTACCGATGATGAAAGGTCGCTATGGCCAGAGTTCTGGCCCCTTGAAGAGCTCAAGAAGAAACGCGCTGGTATGGATACACGGTACTGGTCGAGTCAGTATTTGCAGAATCCAACTGCAGAAGGAGCGCAACTCATTAAGAAAGAGTGGTGGTCGCACTGGGAGGAAGAGTCACCACCGGTATGTGAATATACGATTATGTCTTTGGACGCGGCTCAGGAGTCTCACAACAGGGCTGACTATAATGCAGTTACACTCTGGGGCATATTTTTTAATGAAAAGACCAACCAGAATAATATAATCCTGCTCAATGCGTGGAAAGAGCGGATGGAGTTCCCTGAACTCAAACGACGCATGATTGCCGAATACAAGGAATGGGAACCTGATACGTTCTTGGTAGAGAAGAAGTCTAACGGTGCAGCACTATACCAAGAGCTACGGTCCATGGGTATGCCTGTTTCGGAGTACACACCGGTGAAAGATAAGGTAGCTAGGGTTAACTCGGTTACTGATTTGTTTTCATCAGGTATGGTTTGGGCCCCGACAGACAGACGTTGGGCGAATGAGGTGATAACAGAATGTGCCGAATTCCCAGTAGGCACACACGATGACTTTGTGGATAGCTGCACACAAGCGTTAATCCGATTTAGAAAAGGTGGCTTTATTAAGTTACCTAGCGACGAAGCTGATGATGATGTATTATATCGGTATCAACGTAAAGCAGCCTATTACTAAGGAATTACTATGGCCATTGAGAAGAGTTTATACGCAGCCCCGCAAGGGATTATCCCAGATGATGATACCATCGAACCCATTGAGATAGAAATAGAAGACCCTGAATCCGTTGCGATTCATATGGGCGACCTTGATATCCTAATAGAACCTGAAGACCCAATGGACGATGAGTTCAATGATAACCTAGCTGAATACATAAGTGAAGGTGCATTGGCAGAATTGGCCTCCGATTTGATTTCGGACTTCGATGACGACATCAGCTCGCGTAAAGACTGGATGCAAACTTACGTAGACGGCCTAGAGCTGCTAGGTATGAAGATTGAAGAGCGTACAGAACCGTGGGACGGTGCCTGTGGCGTTTACCACCCATTGCTGTCAGAAGCCTTAGTTAAGTTCCAAGCAGAAACCATGATGTCTATGTTCCCAGGTGCGGGTCCAGTTAAGACACAAATCATCGGTAAGGAAACACAGGATAAGAAAGAAGCAGCAGCACGCGTCCAAGACGATATGAACTATCAATTGATGGATGTGATGCAAGAGTACCGCCCAGAGCACGAACGCATGCTGTGGGGCCTAGGATTGAGCGGTAACGCCTTTAAGAAGGTGTACTTTGACCCGCACTTAGACCGTCAGGTATCTATATTCGTCCCAGCTGAAGACATGGTAGTACCATACGGTGCGTCAAACCTTGAGTCAGCAGAGCGCGTTACCCATGTAATGCGTAAAACCGAAAACGAACTACGCCGCTTGCAAGTGGCTGGCTTCTATTTAGACATAGACTTAGGCACACCAGCTAACACCCTTGATGAGGTGGAGAAGAAGATTGCTGAGAAGATGGGCTTCCGTGCGTCAACGGATGACCGCTATAAGCTATTGGAGATGCACGTTGACTTAGACTTGCCGGGTTATGAGGACAAGGATGAGGACGGCCACCTTACAGGCGTAGCCTTACCATACGTAGTAACCTTGGAAAAAGGCAGTACAACCATATTGGCTATCCGCCGCAACTGGGACCCAAACGATGAAACCAAACAAAAACGCCAGCACTTCGTCCATTACGGTTATGTTCCGGGTTTTGGCTTTTATTATTTTGGGCTTATTCATCTGGTCGGTGCTTTTGCTAAGTCGGGTACTTCTCTTATTCGTCAACTTGTTGACGCGGGTACGCTCAGCAATCTACCGGGTGGTTTTAAAACTCGCGGCCTTCGTGTCAAGGGTGATGACACACCGATAGCTCCGGGTGAGTTCCGTGATGTGGATGTACCAAGCGGCGCACTAAAAGACAACATCATGCCGTTGCCGTACAAAGAACCGTCACAAGTTCTTATGGGCTTATTAGGCCAAATCGTTGAAGAAGGCCGTCGCTTCGCTAACACTGCGGACCTACAAATCAGTGACATGTCTGCGAACAGCCCAGTTGGTACTACACTGGCAATCCTTGAGCGTACGTTGAAGGTGATGAGTGCTGTACAGGCTCGTATCCACTATTCAATGAAACAAGAGTTAGGCTTACTAAAAGGCATCATCGCTGCCTATACGCCAGAAGAGTATAACTACGACCCTGTAGAAGGCGACCGTAGGGCTAAGAAATCAGACTACGATAACGTTACAGTTATCCCTGTATCAGACCCTAATGCCTCCACAATGGCGCAGAAGATTGTTCAGTACCAAGCAGTTATGCAGTTGGCACAGCAGTCACCACAGATATACAACATGCCGTTATTACACCGTCAGATGTTAGAAGTGTTAGGTATTAAGGAAGCCGCTAAGTTAGTGCCGATGGACGATGACCAGAAGCCGACTGACCCAGTGACTGAGAACCAAAACGTCCTGATGATGAAGCCAGTAAAAGCATTCCTAACGCAAGACCATCAAGCGCATATCACCGTGCACATGTCTGCTATGCAGGACCCTAAAATCCAACAGATGCTTCAAGGTAACCCAGCGGCACAACAGATGCAGGCTGCGATGATGGCTCACATCAACGAGCACATGGGCTTTGAATACCGTAAACAGATTGAACAGCAGCTAGGTATGATGTTACCACCTCAGAAAGATGAGATGGGTGATGACGTGCACATGGACCCAGAAGTGGAAGCGCAGTTATCTCCTATGCTGGCTCAAGCGGCTCAACAACTACTACAGTCTAACCAAGCGCAAGTTGCACAACAACAAGCGGCACAACAACAGCAAGACCCAATGGTGCAGATGCAGCAGCAAGAGCTACAGTTGAAAACAGCTGAACAAGCACGTAAACAGAAGAAAGACGACACTGATGCTGTATTCAAAGCAGAACAATTGAAAATCGAAGCTGCACGTGTACTAGGTCAGCAAGAGACAACCAAAGGTCAACAAAAGAACGACATACTTAAAACCGTTGCTCAGTTACAAGCGACTAAACAGCAACATGCAATTGACAAGGGCATTGATGTTATGAAGCAAATCTCACAACAACAGTTCCAATCGAAACAACAAACTAATAAACCGACAAAAGGTGAATAACCATGGATTCAAACTTATTTGATGTTCTTCTTAAAGAGTACAGGGACCGCATGGCCATGCTTACAGAGGCAATGGCACGAGGTAGTTGCGCTTCATTTGAGGAATACAAGTACACAAGCGGTCAGTTACGAGGACTTGAAGCCGCCTGTTCCATAATTACAGACCTCAAAAAACGATTGGAAAACGCAGATGACGAGTAACATAAATTTAGCTCAAGCCCTAGATTTATCAAGACTGGCAGAAAACGCCAAAAAAGAAGCACAAGAAGAAGCAGAAATACGAGCAATCGTAGGTGACGCAACAGATATAGAAAAGGCAGCTCAAGTGCCACGACCCTCAGGCTACCATATCCTATGCGCTATTCCGGCAAAAGATAAGGAATACGACAGCGGGATTGTTAAAGCAGATGAGACACTTAGAATGGAAGAAGCATTAACCACAGTATTATTCGTGGTTGCTTTAGGCCCAGATTGCTATAAGGATGAAAAACGATTCCCTAGCGGTCCGTGGTGTAAAGAAGGCGACTTTGTTTTGGTGCGCCCACACTCTGGTAGTAGGTTGGTAATTCACGGTCGTGAATTCCGTTTAATCAATGATGATACTGTTGAAGCCGTTGTAGACGAGCCACGCGGTATTATTCGCAAATAAGGAGGACAAGATGCCTGAATTTGACAAAGAAGAATTTACATTTCCCGATGAGCAAGTTGAAAAGGAAAGTGCGTCAGAAATAGAATTTGAAATAGTAGACGACACGCCTGAAGAAGACCGCAATCGTGAACCTATGCCGAAAGCCATCGTGGAGGAGTTAGAGCAAGACGACTTAACCAAGTACGATGAAGCGACTAAGCAAAAACTTAAACAAATGCGTAAGGTATGGCATGACGAACGTCGCGCCAAAGAAGCTGCATACAGGGAACAGCAAGAAGCCGTTGAGCTTGCACGCCGTGTTGTAGAAGAGAACCGACGCCTAAAGAGCACATTAGCTTCTGGTGAGAAAGAGTTCGTATCATCCATCCAAGCAACAGCCAATTTAGAACTTGAAATGGCTAAGCGTGCTTACAAAGATGCGTACGATAATGGTGACAGTGACCGCTTGGTCGAAGCCCAACAAGCTATGCAAGAGGCAAGTATTAAGATTGCACAAGCTAAGAGCTTTAAGTTACCCCCTTTACAAGAAGATGATAATGATGTACAAAGTCATCAAGAACAGTATCGACAACCCGCGGCAACTCAGCCGGACCCACGAGCC